ACAATAGAGGAACGAGTTTATTTACACTAACAACCGATGCTTGGGTTTATTTATCTTTTAGTTGGGATGGTGATAAAGTAAAGGGATATACAAATGGAAGTTTATTTAGTACAAGCGCAGGTGGTGGTTCTTTATCATATGTTTCTCCGAATTTAAGATTAGGTGGATGGTATTATGGTGGAGGAAGAAATTGGAATGGTGCATATGGTAATTTTTATTTATATAATAGAGCATTGGGTGATAATGAAGTTTTAAAAAATTACAATGTTCAAAAAACGAGATTTGGATTATAAAATTTAGATTATGCCAATTGATGTAAACGGATTTATAATAAATTCAACGGTAGCTAGTAATTTCCAATTAAAAGATATTACAACAGTTGGATTAAAAGTACACTTAGATGCTGCCGCACCCGAATCATATCCTGGTTCCGGTACAACTTGGTTTGATTTGAGTGGTAATGGGTATAATGGTGTACTAACAAATGGACCTACATACTCTACTACAAATGGTGGAGAAATAGTATTTGCAGGAGCATCTAATCATTTTGTTCAATTGGGCAATATTGGAAATGTAGGAACTGCGCAAACCATTGAAGTTTGGTATAATTCTACAAATGTTGCAAACTATAAAAATGTTTGTGATATGAATTATGGTACATATAACCCAAATCAAGGTAATGCTGGGCCAAGATTAGAAATGAATACTGCTGGCGAAAGTGGTTGGAACTTTTCAGGAAATACTTCAAATAATAGTATTTTTACAGGCATGAGTCCTCAATATTATATAACAGGCAATACTTGGTATCATGCGGTTTGGTCAATTAATAGTAGTGGATTGGTAAATACTTGGTTGAATGGTGTACAATATGCGGTAAATAATACAAGCCCATATGGGTATCAAACAACATATGCCGATGTAAGTTTAGGAAGAGGGTTTGTTTTGGATAGCAGTAGATATTTTAGTGGAAGAATACCTATATTTAGAATATATAGTAGAGCATTAAGTATGGCTGAAGTTGTTCAAAATTACAATGTACAAAAACAAAGATTTGGATTATAAAATTATAGAATATGCCATTTGATATTGGGGGAGTTATTTTTAATGGGTCATCAGCTGATGTAAAAGATTATAAGAATATAATCACTAGAGGATTAGCTTTTTATGTAGATGCATCTGCTTTAGAATCATATTCAAGAAGTGGTACGCTTTGGTATGATTTAGGTTCATCGAATGCTACATCTACTTTAACAAACGGACCAACTTTTAGTACCGATGGTGGTGGTAGTATTTTATTGGATGGAAACAATGATTACGCAGTTACAAATAATGTATCGTTGACATATAGTGGATACACAATGGAATGTGCTGTTAAATATACATCAGTTTCAGGAAATCAAGGATTATTTAGTTATAGTCAATCGGGAGCTGGAAAATACACAAATTTATATAAAGCTAATGGGTCAGGTATGCGATGGGAAACCAATGCAGGGCAAGCAATAACAGGTACAAATAATTTGACAAGTGGAGTTTGGTATTATTTTACAGGTGTGTGGGATGGTACAACTGGTTATTTATATAGAAATGCTACTTTAGAAACCAGTGCAGCAATGTCATCTCATACAAGTCAAACGAGTACATTTGACATAGGAACTTATGCTGGCGTTACAAATGGCAATATTGGATTTGCAAGATTTTATACAAGAGCATTAACTTCAGCGGAAATAACTCATAATTTTAATATACAAAAAGGAAGATTTGGTTTATAACAAATCGAATATTTATAATAAACAATAAAGTAAATGGCAGGACAGTACCGATTTAAAGATAGTAATGGAAATATAGTAGCACAAATATCAGCATCTGTTGGAGGTGCTATTGCATTTTCAGGTTCAGTAGTAGATTTTTCGCAAGCTAACAATGTTATCTTAGGAAATGTACAATTAGCAGGTACTGCTTCAAACGCATTATTGTTAGATGGATTCGATTCACAAGCATTTGCGTTCACATCTTCTATTCATCCATTTACGGCAAGTATAGCTGGTACTAATACTTTTACATCTTCGACAAATAGTAGATTAAATTCAATTGAAACTATTTCAGCATCTAATATTAGTAGAATCAATTCATTAGAAACTACTTCTGCAAGTGTTGATACTTTAAATACTACTCAAAATAGTAGATTAGATTCTTTAGAAGCTAAGACTGGTTCGTTAGCAAGTACAGGTTCAAACACATTTATAGGCACACAAACTATAACAGGTTCCTTATACATAAGTTCTGATTTAATAGTACAAGGAAGTTCTTCTTTGCAAAATATTACGGCATCAGCAGTATCGATTGGAACAAACATAATAAATTTAAATACTGCAAACCCTGCAATTAGGTATGCTGGATTATCTATTGGCGATAGTGGCTCAATCGGAAGTAGTGGCTCGTTTTTATACGACTCGGTACAAGACGAATTTATCTTTGTACACAGAGGAGCTAACAGCACTGTGACCTCTTCCGTAGTTTTGATGGGTCCTCAAACTTATGACAGCATTGGTAATGAAACTTATTTAACTACTAATAGAATTCCAAAGGGCGCAGGAAATGAGCATCTTATAGATTCAAATATTTCTGATACTGGTACATTAGTAACTATAAATTCGGTAACAGCATCTTTTACGGGGTCAGTTGGTATTGGAACAACTACACCAACTTCTAAATTAGATATATATGGAGCATCTGGTAATGATAATCCCATCTTTAAAGTAATAAGTACAAGCGCTGCTGATTCGTTTAATTATGCAGGAACTATATTAAATCCAAGTTTAGGCTCTGGTAGAAACTACGCTTTATTTATTGGTAAAGCATTGAATACCAAAAATTCAGCTTATATAGGTTTTAATCATAGTGGAACGGATGGTTCGGATTCAAATTTTGTTAATATAGGTCATTTTAATAATGACTATATGTTAAACATAAAAGGTAATGGATTTGTAGGAATCGGCACAACTAATCCAACACAAGCACTATCTGTAAGTGGTAGTATTAGTTTAGGAAATTTAAGTGCAGCTTTGAATTTTACAGGAGGAGGTAATGCTAGATTTTTAGAAATAGGTTCAGCAGGTGATGCATTACTTGTAACACATGCTTCTGGATTTGGAGTGGGATATTTTGGATACCAATCAGCAGATGATAGATTAGTTATTGCTTGTGATAATGGAGCGGGTAATAATAAGATAGATTTTATAGTAAATGCAACTAGCACAACAGGTGGAGGAACTAATAATTTAAGTGGAGTATCACCTGCCATGCGAATCCAAGCCAATGGAAATATTAGTATTGGTGGAGTTGGGGCTGGAAGTAAGTTAACTGTTTACGAAGGAGATATTCGTTTATATAAAAATCATTTAATAGATAATACTGCCACATGGGCCTCAAATATAAATTTTACTGATGAAGTAGATAGATTGGGTGCTAGAATAGCAGGTGAAAGAACAGCTTGGGATGGTGCGCCTATGGGTTTAGGATTTGATACAGGAGGAGTGGGTACTGTTGCACGCAGAATGACTATAACTACCGGTGGTAATGTTGGCATAGGAACAACAGACCCAGGAAGTAAATTAACAATATCAAGAGATTCAGAAGCACAAGCTTATCAATTACAATTGAGAGTATTAGGTGGTATAGCCGATGGAAATTACGATGGAATAACTTTTACACAAGGTGCAGCCGGAACAGCTCCGTTAGGTTCTATTAGAATGAAATATGCATCAAGTGGATATCCTTCTTTTGGTATATATACGAGAAGTGCAGCAGCTGCTGAAACCGAAAGATTATCAATATCAAACGCTGGATATGTAAATAAACCAACCCAACCAGCATTTAAAGCAGGTAGGTCATCATCAATTTCAGTCGGAGCCAATTCTACTATTGTATTTAATGATACAGGTGGTAATCATTTTAATATAGGAGGGCATTATAATACTTCAAATGGTCTGTTTACCGCTCCTATTGCAGGAAGATATATATTTAGCACACTAATTATTTATCAAGATATGTCAGCAGGACAAGCAATGGATGATGCATTCTACATCTATAAAAACGCGGATTTAGTAACTTATTCATTTAGAAGAGCAGAATATGAGGGTGGATATACGGGTAATGGTGGATATTATGTTGACCATGCAAATATTTTATTAAATTTAGCGGCAGGTGATACTGTATCAATAAGAAATAATCGTGCATTAACCGTACATGGTAATACTAGCTATACTTGGTTTTATGGATATATGTTGGGGTAATTCATTCGTTTTACTAAAAAAATATATACTTATATACAAACAACTAAATTAAAAACAAAAATAGATTATGGAAAAAATTAGTTTAAAGTTACATGAAATCCTTACATTGGAAGCAGAACTTAATGGTGCAAAAAACCAACAAACAGGTGAAGTTACTCTTAAAGGATTGGCTAATCAAAAATTAGGTATTGTTACTAAATACCACATTAATGAACTTTCTAAAAAAGTACAAACTGAAAAAGAAAGTATTGACAAGTTAAGAGAAGAATTAATTAAGAAATTAGGTACAGAAGAAGATGGACAAATATTCATCAAAATGTACGATGAAGTAAAAGATGAAGAAGGAAATGTAGTTTCCCGTTCATTGACAGAAAACTTCGTAGAGTTTAATACGGAGTACGACAAATTATTAAATGAGGAGAAAGAATTGGAATATCGTCCATTTGAATTATCAGAATTAGCATCAGTTGAAACAGAAGAGAATTATGATATTTTCTTCAAATTGATTAAAGCTCCTACGGAATAATCATTAAGGTATTACCAATTTATTTTTTTAGTTAAAAGTTCATTACATATTTAAATGTTTTGAACTTTTAATTTATATTTATAGTAGAAATTTAAAAACTAATAAAGAAATAAAATGGCAGAAAAAATAGTATCACCAGGCGTTTTCACTAGAGAAAATGACCTATCGTTCTTACAACAAGGTGTAGCAGAAATCGGAGCGGCTTTTATCGGCCCATTCAAAGAAGGACCGGTTGTACCAACTATTGTAAATTCACAAGCAGATTTTGAAACTCTTTTTGGTAATGTAGATGACACATACTACACTCCATTAGCAGTACAATCATATTTAAGAGAAGCAGGAACTGCTACAATTGCAAGAATTGCAGGTGTTGGTGGTTATGTTGAAACAGCTCCTTTGTTGTTAACAGCAACTTCGGGTTCTACAACAGCATCTTTAGGTATCTTATTCAACGCTGTATCAGCATCTAACGCTGGTTTCGCTGGTTCAACTGTAACTTCAGGTTCAACAGGTGAATTCTTATTATCAGGTTCAAATGCAGGTTTATTATCAGCATCTTTGGATTCAACTGATGTTAACGATATCGAAGCAGTATTTGGTACATCTGCATTTGGTTCTAAAAAACCTTATGTTTATGGATTCTTCAAAAATGCTAATATGACATTTGATGCAAATTTTTCAGCATCAGTAACTGTTTTAGGAAATCAATCATTCGCATTTGATGCACAAGAGGCATTAACTCCAATGATTCAATCTCAAACAATTAGTGGTGAAAGATTCCCATTATTCCAATTTGAAACATTGGGTGTTGGTAACGCAGCAAATACTAAAGTTAAGATTGGTATTACAAATATTAAATCAGCAGGTAGTGTAAATGGTACTGATTATGGTACATTCACAGTAGTTGTAAGACAATTTAATGATACAAACAAAAAGAAGATTGTATTAGAAACATTCTCTAATGTAAATTTAGACCCTAACTCTCCTAACTACATCGCAAGAGTAATTGGAGATAGAAAATTATCAATTGATTCAACTGGTAAGATTTCTGAAGCAGGTGATTGGGTAAATAACTCAAAATATGTAAGAATTGCAAACTTAAACGAAGGAGCACCTATACAGGCAGTACCTTTCGGACACGCAGCTTATACATTACCTATTTCAGCATCAACATTAATAGGTGCAAACATACCAACAGCAACATTGATAACTGCATCAGCAACTCAATATGGTGGTATCGATTTAGATAATAATACTGATAACTTATTTTACGCTAAACCAATTCCAACAGGAGCAGGTGTAGGTTCTAATTCAGTATTTGGTTTAGATGCATCAAATGGTGGTACATTAGCAGTAGGTTCAACGGCAGCACAATTCGTTGTAGCATTCCAAGAAGGTTTTGATGGTATGAATCCAGCAACTCCTATCTACAAAGGTTCTGATATCGTAGCAGGTAACTCACAAGGTTTCAACTTAGCAACTTCAACAGCAAGTGGTTCGGTAGCATATGGTAGAGCAATTGCGGCATTATCAAACGCAGATGAATTCGATATTAATATGGTTGTAACTCCAGGTGTTGTAAGAAGATTACACACTTCAGTAGCAACTGATGTTTTGGATATGGTTGAACAAAGAAATGATTGTTTCTATATTATGGATACAAACGCATTTAGTGATTCAATCGCACAAGCAAACACACAAGCACAAGCTATCGATTCAAATATGGCAGCAACTTACTACCCTTGGGTTAAGACAGTTGATGTTAACACAAACAAATTAATCGCAGTACCACCATCAGTATTATTACCTGGAGTATTTGCGGCTAACGATAGAGTTGCAGCTGAGTGGTTCGCTCCGGCAGGTTTGAATAGAGGTGGTTTATTAGGAGCAGTGAGTGTTCAAAATAGATTAACTCAATCAGAGAAAGATTCTTTATACGAAAACAAAGTAAACCCAATCGTACAATTTCCTGGACAAGGTATTGTAGTATTCGGACAAAAAACATTACAAGATAAACCATCTGCATTAGATAGAATCAATGTAAGAAGATTATTATTGACTGTTAGAAAGTATATCGCTTCTACTTCTCGTTACTTAGTGTTCGAACAAAACACAGCAACAACAAGAAATAGATTCTTAAACATCGTTAACCCTTATTTAGAATCAATCCAACAAAGACAAGGTTTGTACGCATTCCGTGTTGTAATGGATGATACTAATAACACTCCTGATGTAATTGATAGAAACATTATGAAAGGTTCTATCTTCTTACAACCAACTAAGACAGCTGAATTCATTCAAATTGACTTCAACATCTTACCAACTGGAGCAGCTTTTAACGGATAATTTAGAAATTAGATATTTATAATAGAAACAATTAAATAGACAAAAAGATGCCAGAAGTATTAGAGTTTGACAAAATGTTTTATACGAATTTCGAACCAAAATTGGGTAACCGATTTATTATGGAAATCGATGGTATAGAATCATATATGATAAAAACAGCAGCAAGACCAACTTTCACTTCAGAGATAGTTGAGTTAGACCATATAAATGTAAAGAGAAAAATTAAAGGAAAATCCAATTGGGATGATTTGGAAATCACTCTTTACGAC